TGAGCCAAAACACTGGCGATCCTAACAAATCAACTCCTAAAGCTAGCGCACCAGCGCCAGTTGCACACGATGCTGACGAAGATGATGTTCCAGTAGCTAAAGCGGCTCCTGCTCCTAAAGCAAGTGCTCCAACAGCAACTGAAGGCGGTGATTCACGTGCCCAAGACATCTTGGCAATGATTCGTAATCGTCAAAAAGCGTAAACGGCTAGGGCCTCTGCAACCTAGTTGTACGCCCTGGTTATCTAATTAGGAGAATTAACTTATGGCCACAAAAGCCTTCGATTTATCGAAATTTAGAAAGACCTTGACTAAGTCGATTGACGGTCTTGGTGTAGGATTTAACGATCCTACAGATTGGGTTAGTACAGGCAATTATACGCTTAACTATCTAATCAGTGGAGATTTCCACAAAGGTATTCCACTGGGCAAAGTCACTGTATTTGCCGGTGAATCTGGTGCAGGTAAGAGCTTTATCTGTTCAGGTAACCTAGTGCGTAACGCACAAGCACAGGGCATTTATGTTATCTTGATTGATACAGAAAATGCACTAGACGAAAGCTGGTTACATGCACTTGGTGTAGACACTAGCGAAGAAAAACTTCTTAAGCTCAACATGGCAATGATTGATGACGTGGCAAAAACCATTCATGAATTCATGAAAGAGTACAAAGAAATGAGTGAACGTCCTAAAGTCTTATTTGTCATAGACTCATTGGGTATGTTGCTTACCCCTACTGACATTAACCAGTTCCAAGCTGGTGATATGAAAGGAGACATGGGCCGTAAACCTAAAGCACTTACGAGTTTAGTTCGTAATTGTGTTAACATGTTTGGTAGTTATAACGTAGGTATGGTTTGTACAAACCACACTTATGCAAGTCAAGACATGTTTGATCCAGACGACAAGATCAGTGGCGGACAAGGCTTTGTCTATGCATCTAGTATTGTTGTTGCTATGAAAAAACTCAAACTCAAAGAGGATGAGGACGGTAACAAAGTATCAGATGTAATGGGTATTCGTGCGTCATGCAAGATTATGAAAACACGCTATGCTAAACCGTTTGAAGTTGTACAGATTAAAATTCCATATGAAACAGGTATGAATCCTTATTCAGGAATGGTCGATATGTGCGAGAAAGCCGGCTTGCTAAAACAAGAAGGCAATAGACTCAAGTGGGTTGACCCAGAGACCGGTGAGGAATTCAAATTCTACCGAAAAGAATGGAAAGATGATAAATTAGATATGATAATGAATAAATTTCATTTGATTAAAACAACAACTACCATTCCTGAGGAGACAGAAGAAAATGTTGAATGAAACACAAATTGGTGACATCTGGTTACTTTTCGCAGACTACGTTGACAAGAAAGTCGTTGACAGTGTAGCAGAACGTTATGTAGATTTACTTGCAGATCACGGTGTAACTGATCGTGTTATGCAAGCCGCAACAGGCGTTGACAGTGTTTTAGATGCTGCCATCGAATACTACATGGATGAAGAATCAGAAGATCTTGAGGAAGAAGATTACTACGACGAAGACGAGGAATAACAATGGGTTGGTATACCGATATTGCTAAAGACATTAGTAACATTCCTGATGCAGTATTGCATTTTGAAGCCGAACTGATCGAAGCCCGAAAAGAGGTCAAATTATACGGCAATGTGGAACGTGCTAGTGCGGCATTACCTGGTGTAGTTGAACATAGATTCAGCCAACTACAGGAAATTGAAGCAATATTGGAATACCTCAACATTGAACTTCGCCGTCTGAAGAGTGGTTTCTTTCGTAAGTATCTTGAAAGTTACCAACGTGCTTTAAGTAGTAGAGATTGTGAAAAATTTGTCGAAGGCGAAGCAGATGTAATTGATATGGAGAAAATTATCAATGAATTTGCTTTGCTTAGAAACAAATGGTTAGGTATTACTAAAGGACTTGACCAGAAACAATGGCAAATTACTAATATTGTAAAATTGCGTATTGCAGGAATGGAAGACGCTAGTTTATAATCAATCTGCTCAAAACAGACCCCATAGGCCTTAAATAATTATAGGCCTATTTTTTTCTAAGAGGTTGACCTTTGATAATTGTTAGTGTATACTTACTGTATGATGACTGTAGATAATCTTTTATTAAAAATTGTAAATTTTACCGAGCCCACTATTGAAGAAACAATAGCACCTAGGGACAGTAAAGTACTGCGTAGCTTGGCTACCTCGATCACCAGTAACTTTTTCATCACTGAAAACCAAGGTCGACTACTAATCAAGATTTTGAAGGAAAACAGTAAAAAATTACCGAATTTTTCCGAAGAAATTTCCACCACATTATCGACTCCAAATTGGTCTAAAAGTTTTAGACACATAGAACAAGTTAAAAAATTCTATATTAAGAAAAATGAAGAGCAAGAATCAGTATTATTCATAGAATTGACGTATAGCCAAGAAATTCGCAAAATTTTGCAAAATTTGTCAAAAACAGTAGAAGGGCTTACAGCATCACTTGCCGGTAAAACATGGACTGCTGAGCTGACTGAAAAAAATATAGTGGCGCTATACGAGGCATTTGAACCACATGACTTTGATATTGACGAAACCATAAAAAATCACTATGCCACCATAAAATCTTGGTCAGAAACGGAATTTCGTAATCAGTTCATTATCTCAAATATTGAACACAAAAACTTTTTACGCCACATAACCGATGATCTTGGTATTGAAACACCTATTGATCAAAACATCATTAATGATCGAAGTATGCGATATCAGTATTTTACAGAAAATGCGAAAAATCATGGTGAAACGCTGGTCGAAGTGATTGCTAACAGGTCTAAGTCCAGAGTATGGATTGACAAAGAACAACACGGCATGGAAGAAGTCATAGCTGGTTTACTAAATTTACACAGGCTTCCATTACTAGTGGTATTTGACACAATAGTCAATGCACAGTACTTGACAAATTTGCAAATTTTGTCAAATGCCCTGGAAAAAAATGGTATTTTTAGTGGTGTTGGTGTTTACTTCAGATTGCCTAATGATCCAATGGGTAAACAATTTAATAGTATCATCGCAGAAAAACAATACAATCACAGACTGGATAATGACTTAAAAGTAGCGGCTGTAATGAGTGGAAAAATCCCTAAATTTTTCCTCAATAATTCATGGAAGCCAATGAGTGTAATTGCCATGGACACCAAAATGGGCCTACGTCATGGCAAAACTAGTGTATACTCTAATTGTTGCGATTGCATCGTCGAATGGTCAAATGCTGATCCAATGTTTGATAAAAAGATAATTTTAAAATGACAGTGAAATTAATAATACGAGATGAAGTTAACATTAAATTTGAAGGGTTAAACCTTGATGCTCGTAAAAAACTGGCTAACACATTTAAGTATGAAGATCCTACAGCTAGGTATCGTCCAGCATATCAATTAGGTCGTTGGGATGGTAAAGTGTCAATGTTCGGCCTTGGCGGCAATGGTTATCTTAGTCAGCTTGAACGCTGTCTTGGTATACTTGGAGACATGGATATCAGCATTGACGAGTTGGATGATTTACGTACCACAAGCAAAATAGAATTTAAAGAAATCACAACACACTACTGGGCTGATCAAGGAAAAGTATGGCCAGAAGGTCACAGATTTGCCGGCCAACCAATTGTGTTACGTAACGACCAGGTAGAAGTTGTTAATAGGTTTTTCACCAATACACAAGCACTACAAGAAGTTGCCACTGGTGCTGGCAAAACTATTATGACAGCCACATTGAGTCATTGTGCTGAGAAATATGGCCGCACAATTGTCATTGTTCCTAACAAAGATCTTGTCACACAAACAGAAGAAGACTATCGTAATGTGGGACTAGATGTAGGTGTTTATTATGGGGATCGAAAGGATCTTAATAAGACACACACTATCTGTACATGGCAAAGTCTTAACATTTTAGATAAAAAAAGTAAAAACTGGAGTGAGGATATTGCTCTAACCCTAGCAGAATTTTTAGATGGTGTACGTACAGTAATTGTCGACGAAGTACACATGGCTAAAGCAGAAGTATTAAAGAATTTACTCACACAAAACTTGTGCAATGCACCAATTCGATGGGGTCTAACTGGTACAGTACCTAAAGATGCATTTGAAAGCGAACCTATCTTTGCCAGCATTGGACCAGTAGTTGGGGGAATCAAGGCACATGAACTACAAGAGATGGGGGTGTTAAGTAATTTACATGTAAACATCCTACAACTTATAGATCTACCAGAATTTAAAACATATCAAGAAGAATTAAAATATCTTGTTACTAATAAAGACAGGATGACATATTTTAGCAAATTTATACAAGGCTTATCGGACTCAGGCAATACATTGATTCTAGTTAATAGAATTGATACAGGCAAATTATTAACAGAAATGATAGGAGGCGCTGTGTTTATATCAGGTGAAGTTAAAGGTACAAAGAGAGCAGAGGAATACAAGGACCATGCAACAAATGATAACAAGATTACTGTGGCGACTTTTGGTGTGGCCGCTGTTGGTATTAATATCCCTCGTATTTTTAATCTGGTTCTTCTTGAGCCCGGAAAGAGCTTTGTTAGGGTTATACAATCAATTGGACGCGGTATTAGAAAAGCGGAAGATAAAGACTTTGTACAAATCTGGGATGTAACTTCAACTTGTAAATTCGCCAAGCGCCACCTCACAGCGAGGAAGAAATTTTACAAGGATGCCAAATATCCATTTACTATTGATAAGATAGATTGGCAAAAATAAGGAATTATGCAGATAT